TTTTAATTTTGCTTGAGGATCTGGTTCAACAGCTGGTCTATCTCTTCTTATCGGAGATGGTCTATCCCTTTTATCAGGGTTTGTTCCAGGCTCAACTGTTGGAGTATCAGGATTTGTGGAAGGTGATGGCTGAGTAGCTGGGGATGCCCCTTCAGTAAACTTGCCAAATTTTTTTAGGTATTTCATAAACTTTCAGAAATTTTATTTATATATTAAATCTCTTAAACACATTTTTTAATTAAAAAAGAACGTATATGAAATCTTATATTATTATGGAAAAAGGATATGAATATGATGATAATATCTATAATTCAATCGAGGGTGGAAATCCAACAAAAGTATTTTTTAACAGAAAAGATGCCGAAACTGAAAAAAATCGTCTTGAGATTAAAAAAATGAAAGAAACTAACATAAGTTATTATACTTATTCAATTGAGGAAGGACTAAATGTTGATTTAGATGTGTTTACTAAATTTTTAGAATCTCTAAACAATAAGTATAGTGTTCCTGTCCCTATAAATAGATGGGACTCATTCGGTGAATTTCAACTAAATCCAATGGCTACAGATGAAGAATGTCAAAAATATTTAGAAATGATATCAATTAGGTTTTATGATATAGTCGAAACTGATATTGATGTAGCTTCTTTTAGAGATTGGAAGATTGAAAATATTCTTTCTTAGAAAAGAATCTAAATGAAAAAATCCTCATTGGTTATTTTATATATAATCATTATGAGGATTTTTTCATTCAGTCAATACATAGTTGAAAAATTAGGTGTTTCTGCACCATCACTTCAATTTGTTGAATTCTTAAATCAAAGATGCTTAAGTAGCTTTGAAGAATTTCTCGAATCAGGTATGATGAAATGGAATAATCATATGGATAAAATTCCATATAGTCTTATTAAAACATATATCAAAGATCCAGAAGTTTACTCACAATTCCCAGTTGTTGGTTTTGAATTAATTTACCTTTTCAATAAGTTAACAGATAATCAATTTGGAAAAAGACACCCAAAAACATATAAGAATGGTCTTATAATGGCAGTAGGAGGTTGGGCACCAGGATTTGGTAATAAGAATTGGAAATGGTATTCAAAAATTAGTGATCCTAAAAAAGGATATACAGAAAAAGGTATAATTATTCAAATTGGTATTGAAATTAATATCAATAAAGAAAAGTTTGATATTACAAATAAGGAAAATCAAAAAACTCTTAAAGATAATATTGACTCAACTATCTATCATGAATTGAACCACTCATTCGAACATTACCAAAGAGCTACTAAGGTTAATAAATCAAAATTTATCTGGCAAAGATCTTTCTCAACTGCTCTAACATTTGCAGCTGAAAATAAATACAAATTTGATAAATCTGTTTATAAATTCTGGGAGGAAAATTTCTTAGATTATGTCTATTTAAGTGAGGAATTTGAATTAAGAAGTAATGTTCAGGAAATGGCTTACTTTCTAAAGACATATCCGGATAGAGATGTTAAAGACTTTATAATTTACAAAAATGCTCAATATATGCAGAGCTTTGATGGATATAATTTCTATCACAAATTGCTTAAGAAAATTGGTGAGCATAATTCATATAAAGGAAATGAAAAAGAAATATCAGAAAGGTTAAAAGAGATGTGGGTTAATGTATATTTAGATAAATGTAAAGAACAAGAATCTGAACCAATTATTTCAGAATCAACATTGCGAAAAATGAATTGTGAGGAATTCATAAAGTACTGGGGAAAGAAATTCAACGAAAATGGTACTTATTTAAAAAAGAAAATCTATAAATTAAAATCAGGAATTGACGATATATGAAAAAGTTCTCTAAAATATTAGAAAATATCACACAACAAAAATATTTTGAAATTCTTGCCACAATTAACTTGATAGTAGAGGTTAGTTCAGAGGGTGAGGCGGGTTATTTAGCCGATTCCATACTTGGTAGTATTGATGAACAAACTGATTTTACTGTTCAAAACATCTCTGAAATTTCAGAAGATGAGTTCAAAAGACAATTTGAATCTATTAGTATTGAATCATGGGAAGAGATTAATAATAGTTTACAAAAAAGCTATCTGTTTTCAGATTTCAAAGAGGCCTTAGATTTTATCAACAAGGTTGGTGGTATTTCAGAATCTATGAATCATCATCCAGAAATAACAAATATTTATAATAAAGTAACTCTCAGATTAAAAACTCATGATAAAAATAAGATAACAGATTTAGACTATCTGATGGCTAAAAAAGTAGATGATTTATTTAATATATAAATTAGAAAAAATAATCAAAATGATATGAAATTTAAGAAATTTTCTGATTTTAATAAAACTTCTAAACCAAGAAAAATATACGAACAAGAACTTACCTTAGAAAAGCCAGAAGATACAACTGAACCAGTAAAAGGTATCGATACTACAAAGGAATCGGATTCAAAAGATGAGGAAAATAAACCAGAAGTTGGTGAGGTTACTAAATCTGAGCCTTCTAAATTTTTCTCAAAGATATTTGAAGCTCGTCAAATGGCTCACGTCTATCACTTACAAGTTAAAGGTGATATGGGTTCTCACGCAGCTCATACAGCTCTCAATGATTATTATGATGGTCTACTTGACTTATTGGATGAATTGATAGAAACATATCAAGGACAATATGAAGTTATTGAAGACTATGAAATGATAGATACAAAAGATACAAAAACAAAAGATAAGGTTGAATATTTTATCGAGTTAAATACTTTTATTAAAGATACCAGAAAAACTGCTTTCTTAGAAGAAGATACACACTTACAAAACATAGTTGATGAAGTAGTTGCTTTAACATATAGATTATTATACAAACTTAGATTCAACAAATAATTTTATTTTTGAAGTCCTCGATTTTTTCGAGGATTTTTTTTGATTTGTTAATTCGTTTAGAATTGGACAAACCATTAATACTATACCTATTACGTATGGATTTTTTTGGATTAAATGACTCTGAAATCACTGTAACACTTTGATCTATAATATATGGAACCCAAATATAACCTGGATTATTTTGACTCATATTAATTATAGTAAAATGTGAATAAGAGGTTTAGTAAAGCATATTACGACCATTTTTGTTATAATCATTTAGATTATTAACTACACTATCTAACTTATCTGTAATATCAGAGAAGTACTTTCTAGCAATTTGAAGATTTGAGATGCTATCATCAATCTGGTCATTAGTCTTATCTGAACTACTTTTAAAGTTATTTAGTTCATTTATTAATGAATCGATTGATTCAAACTTTTGATTTAAATCAGATGTCATCTCTACCATCTGTTCTTTTATTTCATCAACTCTTTCAGTTGAAATGTCCTGAACATCAGCTTCATTAAATTTTCTAATCTTCATAATTAAATAGGTTTAGGTTTTTAATATATATTAAGTATGAAAAGATCAAAACATCTTATTCTGGAATTCACAGAATTCAATGCTCAGAGATTCAATTCTGATTCTGTTCAAGCTTCGGTTCATGTTGATGACCCAAGTCTCAGTACCAACGCATTTGATAAACACGAAGATATAGTTAGACAAGCCATTTCAAGAATTGGTCAGTTACAAGGATCATTAATGGGATCCGCCGCTTATAGAACACTTAAATCAAAGTTAGCTCTTGAGGATCAGGAAGTTCAAAGTTTAACAATCATAAGAATAACCAAAAACAATAATCTTAACTATGATGTTTATATCAATTTTAAAATAGATGAAGAGGTTTATTGGGGAGTTATTAAAGATGTGTTAGGGAATTCAGAATTTAAATCAGAAGTATTTAAAGACCAAGATTTAATTCAAACAAAAGAATGGGTTATTAAACTTAAAGGTTTGATTATTAAAAATATTAAATCTTTCTTAAAACCACAATTTGGTAAATTCAAGGCATTAACTGATGATGTAATATGTTATTCACTTATCACCGGAAAAATGTTAAAAGTAAAAATAGATTCTGAGATTGAAGTACTTAAATCATATGACAATAAGATCATTTTTGAATATGAAAATGATAAATATGCACTAACTGGTGATAACTTTATCTACTTTAACTGGTGGTTTAGTAAAGAATCGTAATGATTTTAAAAATTAAATTGATAATTTTGTGATGGTAAAGATATGGTTACTGGTGATGTTGTTCTAAAAACCCTATAAGATGAACTCCAATATCCATCTGGACTATTTATACTCACTGATGTTGAATAAGTCCAACTTGTAGAAGCACTACCAGATTGCCATAATAAAGTTCCACTACCATCATATATTTCTGAAAGTAGTCCATAACTATAAGGATAAAAGAAGCAAATATAACCGCTTCCTCCGAGACCGACAGATTGACTTCCATAATCATTTACTATTTTACCACCACTCAAACTTAAAGTAGATACAGCATCATTCATAATCGTTGATGATGAGAAAGTAGGAGTTGTTGGATAAAATCCAGAAAAATAAGGATAGACAAATTTCATAGATTGTGTTGCAGTATAAGATGTTGTTCCATCACTTCCATTATATGAGAATGTGAATACACCACCAGTATTTGCAGTAACCTGAACTGATGAAAAAGTATAACTACCTGAATAACTATTATTTAAGAATCCAGAATTAGAAATAGTTGGACCAGTTGATAAAACTACGAAGGAAGATATACCTAAACCACTTATAGATGATGATGTAACATCATTACTTCTCCTTGTTAATGTATAAGTAAAAGGTACATTAGTAGATGAAATATTATTTCTTTCATAAATATCTATCGGGAATGAAATTGTGGTGAGTGGTCCTAAATACGGATACAACAATTGGCGTATCATTTCAACAAGTGGAACATTACTAAAAGTCGATCCGGCTGGTATACCACCTAAAGAAACTATTGTAGGATTCAAATCAGTAAATTCCAACGAAAATCCATTTAAATTAACCAAAGAACCATATATATCAGTAGATCCACCAGGAATACCTAGAACATTACTAACACCACTACCTGGAGTTCTTAACTCGACACTACCAGAAGAGTTTCTAACTAAGTATAAATCACCAACAACTGAGGAGCTTGGCCCCGAGATCATAGAAGATAACTCAGTCTGACTTGGAAAGACCAAATTGTTTAATGAGATTCTACCATTTGAACCAGCAATAAAGTTAAAATCACCACCAAATGTTTGATTATGTGTTAAACTTAAATCTAATGATGGTGTTGAACCGACAACTTGTGTAACCTCTAAATAAGGAGGTGATAAGTGTAATGACTGACTACTACCAGCTAAAAAAGCTATTTTTAAATCTTGTGATGGATTGATATCTGATTTGGTATTATAAAAGAAAATATCAACATCAGAATTAGATGAAATAATTGAATCACTCAATATAGATAATCCAGAAAGTTCTTTTTTACCAAAAAGAACTTTATCTTTTATTTCTTTACGAGCAATACCAATATATTGAGTTCCCGTGCTATTAGAAGTATATCTAAAAACAGAGTTTTCCCAGTTAGAGAAAACTGCGTCTCTTAAATCTTTAGGTGCAATTATTTTTTGTGTATTATCTGGTAGTAAATTAAGAATATTTGAAATATCCGTATAGCTTACAGCATCTTGACCAGGTGCATTATAACTAAAAGTAGGAGCCATCTAGAGTAAATCTTTTCTTTATATATTAAAAAACAAATTCTTAATAATGAAAAATGAAAAGATTAGTTAAATAAGAAGTCGACCTTAATCAAATCCTTAATCTTAGCTGTTTTTAGGTTCAAATCCTCAAAGTTTAGTTTCTCAAAAGGTATTTCATTTTCCACATCTAATAGGTCTGTCATTTCTTTTGTAAAAGCGTTCATATCTGAGATGCTTACAGATCCGGAAATTGGATTACCTTGTTCATCCTTTGGGACAATAGGATTACCAGACTCATCTTTTTGAATCCATTTATCATAAATCTTTCTCTCAGATTTTAATTTATCTTCAACAATAGAAGATATGTATTTAATAATCCTTGTTAATCTGAATGCTGCAGAAGCATTTATATCTAATTCAATTAATTGATTTAGCACACCTAATGTTTCATTAGTTAGTTGTGAATTTTTAACTTTAAAAGCCATATTTCTTTTTATTTTTTATATTTTGTTTATTTCTAATTGTTTTATTCTCTCTAAAGACATTTGGTAATATTTTTCATCTCTTTCTATACACAAAAAATTTCTACCTAATAATAAACAAGCTTCCGCTAAAGTTCCACTTCCTGAAAAAGTATCTAAAACTAAATCTCCCGGATTAGAATGTTTTTGAACTATATCTTTAATTAAAAGTAACGGTTTTTGGGTTGGATGATCCAATCTTTCTTTGCCGTGACAAAGTGGGTACCGATAAATTGCGTTATCATATTCAGAATTAAATGTTGGCTTTTTATCTTTTACAAATGTAAAAAAGAACTCATGAGCATTAGAAAGGTAATTATTTTTAGAATTTATAGGCACCGGATTATTTTTAATCCACAATCCAACTCTTGGTTGTTTAAACTTAAACTTTTCAGCAGATTCTTTTAGACTATTTGACTTCCAAACATCATAAAATATGATTAAAGTTCCTCCTTTTTTCAAAACTCGGTAATATTCTTCAAATAATTTATCTAAATCTAAAGTAGTGTCCCATTCACCAAAATCAATTGAGTGATTTGAATACTTCAATTTCATAAAATCTGATGTTGTATCTGATACTTTAGAAAAGTTTGAATTTCGACTTATATCATAAGGAGGATCCGTCAATATCAAATCCACACTATTGGATTCAATAGTTTTTAAATATTCGAAACAATCAGCATTTATAATCACAAATCAACATTCGATTTTCTTTATATATACTCTTATGAAGTTTCTATTAGAAATTTAAGATCGAAAACTATAAATAAGATATATAAAAGAAAAAAGCTATCTGAATGAGTTTAACAAATATTCTAAGAGGTATTCTTTCTTTAAATAAGAAAATAGACATCAAAACACTTCCTTCTCAAGGACTTTTTTATAAAGATGATTTCGAACTTTGGATAAAAAAAGCTGATATAGAAGATATTATTGAGTATGAGTATCAATATGAAAAAGAAGATTTAGGTCTTGTTATCACAAGAGTTAAAAGAATTGTTGAAAATAATGTAATACTATCTAAACCCTACTCATATTTTGATATAAAGAGTATTGATATTGTTTATTTATTTCTAGAAGTTGTTAAATTTACCAATAATAAAAAAATTGATATAAAATATTTTAACGATATTATTGGAAAAGATGAGTTAATTAGTTTCGACTCTTCTAATTTTAACTATGTAAAATTAGATAACAAGTTATTAAAGTCGTATGATGCTTTAGATAGAGAATTTGTAATTGATGGATTTAGATATTCGGTGCCTTGTATTGGCGTTGAGAATTCACTAACTAATTTTTTAATCAGTAAATCAAATGATGAAAACGCTGATGTTTATAACAATTACTCTTATGATTTTCTATATTTCTTAGGACATAAATCCAATCTTTCTTTCTCAGAAATAGATAACTTAATTCAAATTTTCAATTGTGACTTGACAGATGATGATAGGGAAAAAGTTGAAAATATTGTAAAATCATTCTCTAAAATTGGTAAATATTCTCTCAAGAAGGATTCTAAAGTAATTGATGTTGCTGCTAAAATTGATTTAGAAAAGATTTGGAAATAATTTAATATATAAGTTATGATAAAATCTTGGAAAAAATTCAATGAATCGAAGAATGCTGTTTTCTTTGGAGGGTCAGATGAATTTAAAGAGGTTTTGAATAAGTATGTTATAGTAAATGAAGATATTGAAGATTTCTTCGTTGATTTACATGATGATAGAAATATTGAGACTAAACTTTCAAGATGTTCTATTGATGATATTAAAAAAGATAGTTTTAGACTATTTACGATATTAGTTTTTAGTAAAACTTACTTAAATCAAAAAAAGAATAAGTCAGGTCATATTCAGTCTAAGGATTATTTGAAATTTCTATCTGAGCAAGTTGAAGATATTAAATCTATACAGGAATCCTGTAATCATTTCGGTGAGGTTGATCATTCAAATTTAGTATTGAAAGAAGTATCACAATGTCCTTTTCAAGGATCTGGTCAGAATATGAAAGATTATGGTCAGTTAATTATTTATGTTCGATATGAAAAGATAATTGAAAGCTCTGAAATGTTCGAGGCTGAAATAAAATTTCAAAATAAAGAGAATCCTCTTAAAAATTCTCTTGATAAAATAGCCAAAAAACTAATCAAATCTGGTATAAGAAAAGAACATGCTTCTAATTTATTAGATATTCACCCAGGATGTGATGATGATGAATTTGATAATATTGCAATTGGATTTCTGACTAATGATGAAATAATAGTGATTGCTTATATCAGTAAAAAAACTAATAATGTAAGCTATGATGATTACGAGTTTGATAGAGCCATTAGTGACTATGAAAGTGGATTTTGTTCTGAACTTTTAGATTTAGAATGAAATAAAAATAAAAAGTCCTCTATAATTAGAGGACTTTTTAATTATTACAAAGAAATTGAATTTATCTTATTAACAAGTGCATTTCTATCTTCTTTTAAAGCAGAAATTACATCAAATACTTTATCAGAGAATCCTGCTAAGCAATAAACTTGATTCTGTGGAATCTGTAATGTTCCGAGTCCAGCCAAATCAAAACTAAATATGTGTGGGTTACAATTAAATCTTGACTTATAAGAATTTAATTGAGATAAAGGAGTATCATGTCCTATAAAAGATTGCATATCTGAGAGAATTATGATATTATCATATGCCCTATTAGCCTTGATAAAAGCATCTCTTAGATTAGTACCACCACCAGTGAATCTGAAACTATTTCTGATAGTTAAAACAGAGTCATTTGGATTGTAATTTACATACTGAGCTTGTGTAGCAAAAGTCATAACATCACAATTATTTGATTTGGCCAAAATAGATGCAAATAAAGAAGCTATTTCGGATGGTTTACCACTCATAGAACCAGATACATCAACTACAACAAGAGTTTCACCATCAAGCTTTGGAACATTTGATACTGATATACCGAGTGCTGAGTCCAATGCTACTAAAACATTACGAGTTGTTGATGATGATGTGATATTAGAAATTTCATCATAAGCTGTTTTGAATCTAAAAGGCAAAACACGACTTGATTTAATCGACTTTTCATCAGTTAATAACTGACATGTTGCAGGTATAGAATCTGGTGCCTGATTGATTATATTTCTTAGATTTCTCAAAAGAGCAAAATATCCAATCTTCTTTGAGGATATCAAATCGGACCAAGCATCTGACTTTAATTGGCTCAATTCATCCTCATTAGAAGCTTGTTGACCAGCCTGTGAAAGCATAGCCTCCCAAGTTTGAGTATTTTTTAAATCCCCAACTATAAGTTGTGAAAGAGCTTCTTTATTTTTTGAAGTTGGAACTGGATGAACCAAGTTAACAATATCAACAAGTTTAACTTCTTTATTTGAAGATTTATACTTTCCTATTTGATAATTATCAAATTTATCAAAAGCTTTAGCAAAACCTTTCTTTAAAGAGTTAGGAAACTTTGGTTTCTTAGCATCTGTTTTGTTAGAAAGATAGTATCCCATGATTTCCATCATATCATCTGGACGAACTACAACTTTATCATAGAAGTTTTTAGCCCAGTCTAAACCAGTAGAGTGTGTAGTTAATTCACCAGCAAGAGCGTGTGTAATACTTCTCATACCGAACTGATCTCGAGCATAAATTGCGGCCTTAGCAGCAAACTTAGGATCAACTTCTGAAAGAAGTGATTTTAATCTATCTAATGTATCATTAGATGAACGATAAAATGTATCGCTCACGAATGATGTTAGTAGAATAGAAACTAGTTCTAATTCTTTAGATTGTTTATAAGCCTCACCTCCGGCAAGGTTTATAGTTTTTGTTTTACCTTTCTGAATTGTTGTGTTAAATTTTGACATAACTTTATTTTATTTTTATTTTTTTAAGTAAAAAAAAAGACCAGATAAACATTTCTGTTAGATCTGGTCTTTTGAATATAGATAAGCAAACAAGATAATTTAGCCTGAGCTGTCATTGAAGAATTTCTCCTAAACTCCAATCGATGTTTTTAGGATTTTCATCTTATCCTAATCTTTTATTTAGAATAAGTGATTATTTTTCTTCATCACTTAGAGTGTGATATCCTACTCTTTTTATTAGACATCCAAAATCTATTTCTGGAGCTAATCTGATTGCTTGAGTAAGCTTTCAGAATCTTTAGTAATTGATTTCGAAGTATCTCAATCTATCGCTATGTTTGCTATATTTTTCAAAATTACCAGAGAAAATTTCTAAACTGTGTGTTTTTCATTAAGCGAAGTAACAGTTAAGATAACTACTGATTATTTGTTTGTTTTACTTATAAGGATAGAATCTATAAAAGTTTAAATATTTTACAGATTTTTTTCGTTTAAGTAAAGATATATATGAAAACAGAAAATCCACATTTTAAAAGATGTGGATTTTTTATAAGTTCTTAATCAATAATTGCTGATGGTGGTGGATTTCTTCTCATCTTCCAATGTGAAGATTCCCAAGACTTTATTTCACTATCAATTTTTAAAACCTCTTCCTTTGCAGCTTCTAACTGAGCCTCTTTCTGAGATAATTCATATTTAATTTCTTCCAATTTTGAAACTTCTAGATCCAAATCCTGTCTATCTTCTTTAAGAATTTTAGTTTGTCTATCAATCTCTTTTCTAATGTTGGATATAACCTTCTTTTCATCTTTTATAGCTTCCTTTTCACCTAATAGTTCGATTTCAATTTTTTTAAGCTTATCTTCCTCAGTTCTAATTTTATCTCTCAAGTTATCCTCATCTTTTTGAATTTTTTCAAGATTTAAATTAGCTTCTTTTAACTTATCTTCTAATTCTTTACTCTTTAAAGAGAATCTCTCTTCAAGTTGACTATTCTTATCTAAATAATTTAATTCTAAATCCTTTTCTTTACTATCATATTCAATGATTATTTTAGATTCATTATCTTCAATTTTCTTTTCTAATTCCTTAAATCTACTTTCTAAGAATTTTTCTTTCTCTTCATATTTTGATATCAAGTTCTTTTCCTTTTCAGTTATTTCCTTTTCAGATTCAGATGCCTTTATGTCTATTTCTTTTTCTTTTTCCTCTAATTCTTTTTGTTGTGTCTCAAAGTCCAATTTCTTTTCTTCAAAGTTTTTCTCCTGTGTTTTAAACAATTCAATTTTATCATCTATTTGTTTAGACAAGTCCATTTTTTCCTCTAACTTTCTTTTATCAGTAAATATTATGTTAGCCCCAACAACAAGAGAAACTGCTAATGGATCAAATACTAACATTAGTGCGATAATAAACCAGTTAACTACAACATCAGTTGATTTACCAGTTATACGAGCGATGTATTTCAAAGGACCAATCTCTTGAGCAACTCCGGAGTTGGTTTCTAAATCCAACTTAGATAAATCGATTTTAGAAATTGAATCAGAAAGAATTGTTTCTCTTTCTGAGATATCATCTCTTCTTTTTTGTGCAGATTTAAGTTGATCTTCAAATGTCTTTCTATTTGCAGATGATGTGGTGGTTAATACATTCCCATTCTTATCTTTATAAGATTGGTAGTTATTAGAAAGACCTTTTGTTAAGTTATCAACATTTTCACTTATACTTTTCTTCTCAGATCTAACATCATTTAATTGATTCTGAAACATTTCTCTCTTAACATTTAAAACAGATACCTGTTTTTCAACATTCTCAACTTTATTTGATGTTTCTGAATATGCAGCTGATAAATATCCGTATATACCACCTGATGTTATTGCCATCAATACAAATATAGCTATGAAATAATAAGTTTTTAATAGAAGATTTAATTTACCCCAATACTGATAGAGTAGGGATGCTAGAATAAGTTTGGCAATTTCTAAAGATGCCATCATTATCATTACATTAGTTGATGATCCTGAAAACATCTTACCGATTCCGGTAACTGAGTAAAAGGCTGCAGAAAGTGATACTGACAAGGCAGATATCACTACTAAATATGGTAATATTTTTTTTTCCATTAATTATTTAATTAAAATTATATATTCAATAAGAATTAAGTATTTGTATTTTCAATTTATCTGCTGATTCATATTGTTCATCTACAATATGTTTATTATAAAGCATTATTACTGCTAAAACATTTAAATCGATTTCACCACTACATTTTTTATAAACTCTTGAAATGATTGATTCACCATCAATTACGGTCATAACATCTAATAATCCATTTTTACCAATTAGTGAGTTGAAATGATTGTTTATTTCATCAAATTTTTGCTCAGTCATATTCTTCTTATTTGCATCCGTTAGACAATACTCAAAATGAAAATTCATCATAACTCTCCTCATCTACATCTTGTTTAAAAGCTCCAACTGTATATGAATCTATTTCAGTCTCTTGTGGTGCATTTTGTATTTGAGTTGATCCACCGGTCCAAACATTAATCCAAGTAATTGGGTTTTGAACTTTATCAAATATCGGATCATATCCAATTATTTTCATACGATTATTAGTTAACCACTTCATATACTGGATTAAAATTTCAGCATTTAATCCTATCATAGATCCATCTTTAAAAAGATACTCAGCCCACTCTATTTCTTCCTTAGCAGCATCCTCATACATTTTAATAACTAATGGTTCACATTCATCAACTATCTTCTGAAAACCCTCAGTCCAATCTTCTTTCATTTGTTTAAGAATAAAAGATGTAAATCCCATGTGTAGATTTTCATCTCGATTGATTAGTGATATAATTTTAGCATTTCCTTCCATCTTCTTATTTTGTGCGAAGCAATATGAACAAGCAAATGAAACATAAAAACGAATTCCTTCTAAAATATTTATGGAAACAAGTGTTAGGTAAAGTTTTTTCTTTTTATCATATTCAGATTCATCTGGAATAGAATTGATTAGTTCATCATAATAGTGAGTAACAGATGAAGCTCTTTTAAGTATTTCGTCATCTTTCATTATTGAATCAAAAACCTCACTAGGATTTGAATAGATATTTTTTATAATATATGTATAAGAGTATGAATGAAGAGTCTCAAAAAATTCCCATGTTTTAGAAAACAATTCTACCTCTTGGTTAGAACAATATTCTAATAAGTTGGAAATACCTCTACTTTGAACAGAATCAAGTAGTATTTGATATCCTAAATTTTTCGTGAAAATGAACTTTTCGTGTTCTGTTAGTGATTGAAAATCTCCACGATCCTTGGCGAGAGACACTTCTTCCGGACGCCAGAAATAAGAGATATGTTGTTTAAACATATTGAATATCTTTTCGTAACGGAACTTGTCATATCTTTGGATCGATAATTCGGAATTTCCGAAAAAAATTGGGGATTTTGTAAAATCTAAATCAGGATTTGTATTTAAAATATGCTTCATTTTTGTTTAATTTTTTTTGAATTCGTAGTTATTTATTATATAGTTTTTCTTACTAATGTTGTATTTATACATGAACTTACTAACACCAATTAACTTACACAACTCATCAACAGAAACTACTACTATAAGTTCTTCAGTAATATTATTTTTTACTTCAAAAGTTGCCTTTAATTTTTGAGAAACAACTTTTATTCTATTTTCCTCATTAATCAACAAAAATTTCTCATCTTCTGATAAATCTTCTTTATTTCTTAGCTTGTTGATATTATCATAGTGAATTTTCCTACCTATAGAAACTTTTTTAGAATGTTGTTTTCTTTTTTCTATACTCATATTTTTCCAAAATTCAGAAGATACTTCTGATTGATTTATATAAACCTTACCAATTGAAATATTATCACATCTCTTTTTATAATCTTCTTCTGACATATTCTTCCAAAATTCAGAATTGCTTGAATTTCTTTTTTGATTTATTTTATCTATTTCTTCTTTGTCTAAATTATCCCAATAACTTTTCAACTGATCCTTGAAATTGAAATCACTATTTTTAAGTCCTTCTGATATTCTTTTACACTTTTCTTTATATTCTTCTTCACTTATATCCCAAGATTTCTTTGAAATTTCACTCCTAGACTCAGACAATTTTCTCAAATCTTTATCATTCATATTAATAAGCATATTATTCCACTTTTCTTTATGAATTTTTGATAGATTTTCATGTATTTCACTAATTTGTTCATCAGATTTCCCATAGTAAATTTTAAATCCTTTACCACCAGAACACAGATTATATCCAATATTTTTATTAGTAGAATTATACTTTTCTATCCAATAGACTTCTTTTTCATTTAATTCATCAACTGAATCGGTATTATCAATTATTTCCTTGATAAAATTTTCTTTACCATGTTTTTCTATGGCATTTTTCAAGAAGACACCAGAACCAAGATATTTAGGATCATCATTTATACTTTGACCTATGTATATTTTTCCATTAACAAGGTTAGTAGTTTTGTAAATAATCATATCGAACTTTTTTATATTATATATAAAAAAGTTATATCTCTCTTTGATAGATTCTATCGATCAATTCTCTTACATCTAAAGTTCCTTCTCTAAACTTAAACTCACTCATTCTTCTTTCTGGGAAAGATTTCTTTCTCCAATTAGATGAAACTGATTTATTAACATCAAAATACTCTTCTAATTTCTGTGAATATTTCTTTTGAATATAAAATTCTATGAAATGGACGTCTATCATAATTAATATTTTAGTTTTATACTTTTATTGTATATAGATTCAACATAAAATTTTATGAATTTAATGTCTATCATAGTTTTTTATATGCAAATATCAGACCAATTGTTAAATAGGTTAAATTTACTAAATATCTTATATTTTCTTCTCTTTGTATCCAGTGTGTTCCTTGTTTTATATGAAATAACTGATTTTCGAAAAAGGAAAGTGAAATATGCTTTCCTTGATTTGGGGCTTTTGAATCATCACCAAAAAGATGCAAAAAATAAACATTTTTATTTTCAAAAGAAATTGGTTGAATATATTTTAGTGGATGTGATACTCCACTTGTATCTATCCATCTGTTTCGTTTTAAATCTATTACCTCGGTAGTCATTTCTAAAATACCTTTATTAGTTGGCTTGTATATTTTTACTTTCATATTATTTATTATTTTTTATCCCTCTTTAGGTTGTATTCTATTTAGAATCCTTTTAATTTTATCAATTCTATTATAATAGAAATTTGGACTTGGAAACCAATAGTTATTTTTATAATTATTCATTAATTGGAGCAACTGTTTTTTACCCAAGTTACCAACAGGTATTTTATATACTATCCTACCAGTAGTGGAACTAACTGACCAATTATTTGCAGAAATAGGAGGAACAATTTTATCCTTTTTGTTTTTAAATAAGTTTTTAATCCATTTCATCATAACATCAGATTGAACAGGCACCTCCCAAACAATCACCCTCACCCATTTTATCCATATCATCTGATTTTTTATCATCAGTATTTGCATAGTATAGTGTTTTTAATCCATATTTATAAGCATAAAGTACATCCTTGATAACACCACCAATTGAAATACCATCTGATGAATATTGATAATAGTGATTAGCTGATATTGATTGATCTATCCATTTCTGAATAACTACACAGATATTAGTATATCCACGATTATCTGGCATTTCAAATGCCATTTCGTATTTATTTTTCAACTTAATACACTCCGGAGCTACTTGTTTTACTAAACCTGATTTAGATTTTTTAGTAATTACCAATGATCTAATTGGCTCAATACCATTAGTCGCGTTTTGAACTACAGCTGAACTCTCTGCTGGCATAATAGCAGTCAATACTGAATTTCTTAATCCAAATTCTTCAATGTTTTTTCTTAAAGTTTCCCAGTCACAAGAATAATCTCTTTTAACTAATTCATCAACATTTTTGTTATATCTATCAATTGGTAAAATTCCCTTAGAGTATGTTGTTTTATCATACCACTCACACTTTCCAAACTCTTGAGCCAATTTATTTGAAGCCTTTAATAAAGAATATTGAATATTCTCAAATAGTTCATCAACATAGAAAAGTGCTTCTTTGTCAGAATATTTAATTCCTTGTTTAGCTAACCAATAAGCAAAATTTGTAACACCTACACCGATAGATCTACGTTTTAACATCTTCTTAGCGGCATTAATTGGATAATCTTGATTTTCAATAACATATTCAAGAATTCTAACAATATATTCAGCAACTTTGTGAAGTTCTTGAAAAGATTTAATATTACCAAGATTAAATGCTGCTAATGTACAAAGAGCTATTTCTCCGGTTGAACGATCTTCCGTTTCCTTACTATTATCAACATCATAAATATTCTCAATTGGAGATGTTGGTAATACAATTTCAACACATAAGTTTGACATCTTCAATCTTTCAATAAAAGGTGAGTTTGTATTAACATTATCTATATTCATAACATACATACGTCCAGTACCAATTCTTTCTTGTGCAAAAGAATTCATCAAATCGCGAGCTTTTATAGTTTTTCTTGGTACTTTCTTATCAGATTCATATTTTAAATATAACTCTTCAAACTGTGGAAGTCCAAAAACATCATATAATCCAGGAACATCAGAAGGTGAGAATAAAGATATTTCCAAATTAGATACAAACCTTGTATAGAACATTTTTTCAAATTGAATACCATAATCCATGTGTCTAACTCGATTATCATCTTTTCCTTTATTGTTTTTAAGAACTAAGACATCCTCAATTTCCTTATGCCACCAAGGAAAATATAAAGTTGCGGATCCTTTTCTAATACCTCCTTGAGAGCAAGAATGTAGAGTAGATTGGAACATTTTAAAGAATGGAATTACACCAGTATGAACAACCTCACCGTTTCTAACTTTAGATCCTAATGCTCTTAGATTACCAGCATTAATTCCAATTCCGGCTCTTTTTGCAACATATTGTCCTATTGCTACATTACCATAGAATATAGAATCAAGTGAGTCATCTATTTCAATTAAGGTACAAGATGAAAATTGACGATTTGGTGTTCTAATTCCAGCCATTATCGGTGTTGGTAAAGATATTTTATGTTGACTTATCATATCATACAATTCTTCAACATATTTTAGTCTTGTTGACTTATCATATGATGCAAATACTGTCAAAGATATCATCATAAAACAGAACTGTGGAGTTTCGTATGATTTACCAGTACTTCTATCTTTAACTAAATATTTATCAATTAACTGTTGTAGACCTGCAAATGTTAGATCATAATCTCTTTGATGTACAATAAATTCATCGACTTTTTCTAACTCCTCCTCTGTATAATTGTCTAATATAACCTTATCATATAAATCCAATTTTATATTTCTATTAATAACATTTAATATTTTCGGCATTTCAACTTTTGTTTCAAACACCTCCTTTCTAAGAAGATAATTTAAAAGGTTTGAAGCTACATATTGATAATTCGGTGTCTTTTCGCTAATTAGATCAACAGCTGATTGAATTAATACTTTATGTATTTCAGATGTTTTTATACCAGGGTAAAATTGGATATGTGCATTCATAGCTACGTCAGATGCTGAAACACCACTTATCCCATAAGTTGCCCAAAGAAGAACTTTGTTTATTTTTTCAGCATTAAATTCCTCATTGAGACCATCTCTCTTAGTAACGCTTGGGTTGTTTGATTTTGATTTTTTTAATTCTTTTAATAAGATTTCCTCCATACTATTTTAGTTATTTTTTTATTCGAGTTTTTATATATTGAAGACATTTTTGATCAATTTTCTTCTACTTTTGTTTTTTTAAAGAAAATCAATGTTGTCCAATTTATTTAAATTATGTTTGAATTTTGTATTATTTAATATCTTGGTAATGAATGAGATATGAATTTCATAAATATTTTCATATGAATCTATCTTGAAAGTAGAAGTCTCATAGTTAGTTTCTACCACAACTCCAGTGTATAACTTTACTTCCTCAAGTATATCACCGTGCTCAAATTCTAATTCAGTACCCAAATAAATATTACGATTAGTTATTTCTTTAGAATTTTTATTTTTTCCAATATGATCTTGTAATTCCAGAATAACTAAGTTTCTCCATTTATTATCTAATAATTTAAACATATTAAATAGATTATCAGAAAAATAGACAGATAATTCATTAAATAACTCTACATTCGTGAATCTATCATTGATTAATTCAACTGAAAGTAGTAGATAATAATTATTAAAATCCACTCTGGAAGGTTTTCTACGATTATTTAAGAAATTCAAACCTGTTTTGGTTGAAAGTACTTCATAAACTCTCTCTTTTACTCGTTTCTGTCTTAAATATGATTCGTTATCATATGATTCAGAATAAAATATGGATCCCTTATCTACTTCAAATTTATCATTATGAAATGAAGAAGTAACATCAGTTTCCTCTGTTATATCTTCTTTCTTTCCTTTGAAAATTGAGTCATATTTCAAAGAGTGTTTTCCTTGAACTTTATGTTTGGAAAGAACTACATCATCAACTTCAGCTTCTTCTATTACCTCTAAAGTATCAGATACAATATCATCATCAGATACCTCTATTATAATATCCATGTTTTCATTTTCTTCCTCAGAAATAATTACGGAAATATCACTAGGTTCCAGTGTATCTTCCTCTGTATATGAGTCCTCAACAGGACTTAATTCATCTTCATTTAAAAAATCATCTTCTGATTCTTCATCAAATTCATTTTTCTTTGACATTAATATTTATTATTTTTTAGGCATCTATAAACTGATCATTTTCTAATGTTAGAAATGTTGGGTTCAATGTCAGCTTAATTTGTGATTTATTAAAATCACCATCTCTTTGTTTGAGTAACTTAAATCGAAACATATTTAACCGTTTCATTTCTTCAGTTCTAATGATACAAAAGAATGTATCTGCAGTCTCAGCAATTGCCTTACTTTCTGGAACACTTTCTAATGTAATATCACTCGAATTCCAAGCATCTTTTGCCACTTGAACACCTGTAATAACTGGACATTTATATTTAGCACCAAGAGCTCTTAATCCCTCAGATAAGTGTTTTCCTTTGGTGTATAAAGAGTCATTAGTTCCTTTTGGTGATGCAACTAGTGTTATATAATCCACAATTACTAAATCGATTTTAACTCCTCTTCTTTGTTGTAATTTTTGTATATAATTATCAAAATCCGATATTGAAGCTGTACCAGCTGCCCAAAATTTTGTAAATATCTTACCTACTGTTTTTTGGAACAAATCACCACCTTCTTTAAGAGATCCCATATTCTCAATTCTCTTTCTAATAAATTCGGTATCCTTACTTTGTTTATCATAATCATTAATTGGTATTTTCAAGCGCATCGCTCCTAGTCTCTTCATTACTTTTCTTTCAGACATCTCCAGAGTGATGTAGAGTACATTTGAACCCATATCTGCCGACCTAACAGCAAAGTTTTGCATCCAAAGTGACTTACCATTGTTGGTTTCTGCCATTATACAATTAAGTGTTTGTATGTCCCAACCGCCTCCAAGCATATGGTCAACAGTTTCAAATCCTGATTTAACTTTAAATTTAGAGGTATCTTGTAAGTGGTGTTCAGGATCATCAAAATCAGATCCAATATCATCATCAACAATAAAGTTTGTAGAAGACATTTCATCTACAATTCCTCTAATTCTTTCAGCAGCTTCAACAGCTTTTCCAAAATCAGATATAGAATCGAAATTTCTTGTTTCATCAATAATATCAACAGTTCCAGTTCTTAGTCGATTTGTTAAGACCCAAGCATTAAATTTAGGCTCAGTAAAATTCTTTTCATCATATTCAGATAGATTAACTTGTAAAATTGATTTTAGAATCTCTTTTGTAATAATACCTTCTTTATCTTCCAAGGTAATCATATCTAAGATTTGCTTTGGACTTGGTGACTTTGCATCAGTATTTTTTATCATGTATTCTCGTATAACACCATAAACAAACTGAATTTCAGAATTTCTGAAAAAATAAGGCTTTACTAATTCAAAGAATTTTCTATTATTTAATATGTAATTGAAAAATACCTTTTCAAGTGAACTGTTTATCATAGAGATTATAGGTTTTCATGTTAATCTTGTTTAGTTTGAATTTTGAATAAAATTAAACTCATGAAAAATTAATAATGTATATACAGTTTATTGCTCTTTGATTAATTTTGACTTATCTAAATTATCAGTTTCAATATCAACAATGGCATATGGCTTTGTACCAATTGATTTTTCCAAATCCTTACCTAAACCCTTTATATTTAAAGATTGTTTTAACTTATTTACTAACCAGGATACTCCTTGCTTGGCTAATAGAGCTCCAACACCAACTCCCAAACTTAAAAGATTAGCCCCGATATTTTCAATGGTAATATCATACTTACCAATAAATCCAGAAAAGGCATTCATACAAGGTATCAACAATGACGCATATCCAAACAGATCTAATAATCCATTAATAACATAAGGAGTACCACGAAATAACATTTTGAAAAATTCACCAATCGATATAAAAGATGAGACAAATTTTCTAACAATTCCTTGTCCAATTCCTCGCATTTTTAATTCCTCCAACATGGTTTGTGCATCTCTTTTAGTTACTATACTCTTTTTACCTTGAGCATTTACCTCATCACCAGCTTTATTTGCAGTTTCTTCTAAATAAAAAATAGCCGCCACTGTAATAGTTAGTAAAATTAAATTTTCTTGATTCATTTCAAAGCTAAAAGCTCCTGTTTTAATAAGATTATTAACCACTGGTATCATCATCTTAATTCCTGTCCCAAAAGTAGCAATTAACCCGAAATTGAATTTTAAATCCTTAGATAGTTTTTTAGATATTACTTCAAAATTATTGCCTTCCTTAGACTCATTCATTTGTGGGTTACAAATCATTTCAATTAATTCGGAGGCCTTTTCTTCTGATTGATTATATTCGCTATATTTTAATATCTTCGACATATTAGTATATATTTAATTAATTTCTTCATAATCCGCTTCTTCCTGACTTTGGTAATCATAAATCCCATCAGTTGACTGACAAACATAATAATTACCATTTTTAGGAATATAGTTGGTTAATTGATCATCTTGTGCATAAATAAATGTATCTAAATAAGGAACACCCCACTCTTTAATTTCTTCAAATTTAGAACTTAATTTAATTTCTATCGGAAACCAATTAGTTTTTGAACCATTTGTATAAGGTATTAATGATCCAGATTTATTCTCAGATTTCCACCACCAACCCTTCGATTTGGCATAATCTATAAACTTAAAATAATCTCTATCATAAGCTACATAAACCCTATCCATTAAAAAAGTACCAGGTTTACATTCCCAAATTAAAGCTCGTCCGAAGATATGCCCATCATCGTTTAGTAAAACTAATAATTTCACTGAACAATTCATATAAAAATATACCCAATCTAAGTCATTCATACAAGAATTCATAAGTTGATTAGATGTATGAGCGGTGAATGTATATCGTTTGGAATGGTATCCGGCTGGAATATCGGATCCTTTCCAAATTTCAAAATTTAAAGCAGTTTGGTCTAAAATAGATTTATATTGATTTACAAATTTCTCTATCTGAGAATCACTAAATGTATCAAGAAATATCTTTTTAATCAACCTCCCAATTTTAATTTCTGTTCTGTTTAAATGATAGACTAAAGCTTCTTCTCTGTTAAGTGTTTTGACTAATGTATTTAACATTCTTTGATCATTTGTTTTAAGGTGATCAGATAATTTTTGAGCGGTTGTGAAAGTAGCAGTATCTGGATCTTTACCAATATCAATTAAGGAAATTTGCTGAGGTGTTAATCTAAGTTCTAAAAGAGCTTCTTTAATGGGTGATATGATACCGAATCCACTATCACCCAACACTTCTAAAAATCTTTTGGAAAATTGAAGAGGTACTAACAATTTAGTTGACTCATTCTCTAAAACAAATTGAAAATAGTTTTTAATTTTCATCATTTATATATAAAAATCAAAAAAGTCACTTTATGATTGTAATATATAATAGAAAATAAACAATTATTATGAAATACCTTAGAACATTTGAAAGTTTCGACTCAGAAGAAAAGTTAAAACCAGCATTCGATATGGAATCGGATAATGAAGATCAGTATCAAGATGAATTTGCTCAAGACGAAGAAGAGGAAGAATCTTGGATCGAAGAAGAAGAGAAAAAACCAGAAGAAGAAGTAACTCTTGAGAAAAAGAAATTACCAGCAGGACTAAAAGCTTATTTAGATAAGAAAAGAAAGGATGGTGCATCTAAAGCAACTAAAGGTAAATCTAAGCCTGATTTCTTAGATTTAGACAAAGATGGTGATAAGAAAGAGTCAATGAAGAAAGCAGCTAAAGAGGCTAAAGCTAAAAAGAAATAATTTGAAATGTTGAAAATTAAGGTATTAAAAAAGAAAATTGGAAAATTTAAAAAATCAGTTAAAAAATCTAAAGGTAAAAATCAAAGATATAAGAAATAAAAAAAAACCCACCTTTTGAGTGGGTTTTTTAATTTAAGCTCCAACCTTAACATTAACTTTCTTGATTGCCTCTTGAAACCAATGAGGAAATAGATGTCCAGAATGTCGTAATAAGTCTGAAAAAGATCCATCAATGATAATTGTATCAGCGAAATCTTGATCACTACGAACTGCTCTTCCAGTCATTTGAATTAAACCTGAAACTGTTTTCCAAGAATACCATTCAGGATTATTCTTCTGTCTTAATTTGTTCTTTTGAGACCCTAAAGAAGGATAAGGAATCTTAGCAATAACTTGAAATCTAGCCTTATCATCATCAAAACTTACTCCAGTATCCATAGATGGTGAGACGATAACCGTTGGCTTATCAGTACCAAAGTGTTCCTGAAGAACTTCATCTTTATTGGATGAATCATGATAAACTAATCGTGGATCCTTTACATCACGACTAAACCAAGAAGCCAATTCAAAAGAGTTAGTATGAACTATACCTTTTTTATCAGGATATTTATTTAAAATTTTCTGAATGTAGGGAACATATTGTTTAAAAGTTTCTTCTTTCTTAGTATAAGACATTTTACCTAATGGCATATAAAAAATCGGACGATTTTTAGCTGGAAATGGTGAATCAATTGAGTAATAAACTGCCTTAGTTACATCTAAACCATTTAAATTACAAAATAGGTTTTTATCTAATATTGTCCCTGACATAAGAAAAACCATATCATAGTTAGAAAAGACATACTTATCAAGATAATCAAAAGCCCAAATTGGTTCCAATGATAACTCTTTTTGTTTAGTTTTTTCATTATAATTAGATTCGAGAACCCAATTATTTGGATTGGCCTTATATTCTTTTAAAAAGACTTCAATCTTAGATTGGTATTGAATCAAATCAGTTATTACTTGCATCAATTTGGTATCAGCATTCTTAGTCCCAAAAAGTTTAGATAATTTATTATCTCGTTTATCCATTCTAGGATTTCTTACTTGTGTACCAAGTGACTTTTCAATATCTGCAATTGTTGTTGCTACCTCATTTTCAAGATATGATAAAAAATCAATATAAGTAGATATTGAAGATACTTTTTTAAGTCTCTTTATAATTTCATCCTCATTTGAAAATTTTAATTTTTTAACAAGTGTTTCTGTTATTTTAATTGTGATAAAATCAGACATAACATCATCAAAAGAGTGAGCCTCATCTACTATCAAAACATTAGCACTTCTTGCTTCTAATGATTTTGGCATATAAAGAGCATAGAGTATGTAAAGATAAAAGTTAGTTAGAGATATTTTACCAGAGATAAATCCTTCACGAGCACCAGAGTGAGGACAAGATTCACAAGAAGTCTTATTGAGTCGATTAAATTCTGATCCTTGAGCACAAGAACAAGCATATTGAGAACAGGAATAATTTTCCTTTCCCTTTAAATCATTAATTGAATCATAGGTAGTATTATACTGGTCTTGAAGAATTTTTGAGTTAGTAATAATATCAACCTTAGATCCACCATGGACATTTTTCAAATACCAATCAGCAATCATAAGTGCTAAGTGTGATTTTCCAGTCCCAACGGGTAGATTAAGTAGGAAGAATTTACTTTCTTTATTTTTACGGTATTCAGCATCTATAAATTCGATGCACTCAGTTTGTTCTTTACGAGGACTATATTTTTCTAAATCGGTTTTTAGTGACATAAGAATTATATGTTAATTAAGATTCTTAGTTTAATATATAAAATATGAAGATAAAGAGATTTTACGAATCAATAGAAGATGATTTTCTATTAACAATTAAAGATTATTTTGCTTCTTTTACAGAGGACCTTGAAGATGTGTGTAATACATATTTTAATAAAGTAAATGACAATCTATTTGAGTTATCAATCAGTTTCATCAACATGTGAAATTTGCGCTTGGTCACTCCCCCATACACATTGGAATAATGGAAAAGTTAACAATCTTTACTTTAAAATTAACGAATTAATTTATGATTTTAGTTAACTACTGAATCAATTCTTTCATCTCTATGTTTGACTAACAATTGAGGTAAATAAGCTATCGCAAATCTAACAGACATTACGAATGTGTTACCAGAGTGTCCATCATCTAAACCAGGAACTAATTTTTGTTGTTCATCCCAATTTTTATTATTAAACTCAATAATAGATTCTTTAGTTTTTAAAGACTCGGCAATTAAGATACCTTGTTTCATGCAGAATAAATTATATTCTCGACCAAATCCACCATCAATATTTTCCTCACCAAGTAAATTTTCAAAAAATTTTAAATCTTCATCTTTCATATTAGTCTTTTTATTTTACAGTAAATTTTTTATATTTTGAATTTGTGATTCTACATCTAAAGTATTTATATGTTTTTTATCCTGTTTAATAATGATCAACTTTATATTATTTTTCTTACAATATTCTATCTTTAAACTATCTCTTAGTTTTGTAATTTCAAAAACATCTTGACCACCAAAAGATTCAACCGGAAAATAATGTTGAATACCATTAAACTCTATACAAGTATTAAATTTTGGTAAATAAAAATCAAAAGCTAAATGTGTTTTATATTTCAAATCATCAAACTTTTTCTGAGTAATAAAATTAATATTATTTTCTAATAGAAATTTTTCAACCATTCTCTCACCTTGTGATTGGTTACACTTTGGGCAACCAGATCCTTTAACGTGACTCATCGGGGTTTGAAAGAATTCACCATGTTTAGGGCAGATAATTTTAACCTTTGACTGCATGTTTTTATAATCAGAGAAATCATAAATATAATCTTTAGTGTGCTTTGAATTAGCGGCTGAAATAAATTCATCTTTGGTAAATCTTTTATTGCCTGAACACTTGGGACATCCATGACCGTTCATATGTGTCCAAGCAGACTGATAAAAATCACCATGTATAGGACAAATTATAATAGAATTGGTTCTATTTTTAACATATTTAAATTTTGAATAATTATATTTATCACCATGTTTTTCTTTAAATTTATTCAAAACATCATTAAAATTTGAAATTTGCTTATCTGAAATAACCTTATAACTACATTTTCGACAACCATGTCCATTAAATAAGTTCTTTAATATTTGCTCAGACCATCCATGTATAGGACATTTAACATCTATCTTACTATGAGTATTCTTAAAACTCAAAAAATCATATTCATATTTATCACCAAATATATTTTTCAATCTATTCTTAACTTCTTCTAGTTCAATTTTAACACCCATATTTTATATATTACAAATCAGATTCTAATCTAGAAATCTCATCCATTACTTCTTTCAAATCTTCTTTCTTTTGTAACATTATATTCTTATTCTTTTTCCGGTCAGCATAAACATCCTCTAACATCTTCAGTGTGGGTGAAAATCTTTTTTCAAAAACAACACCATTAACACAGACTACATGATTGGTTTTATCAATTTTAATCCTTTGTTTTCCATTAAAACAATAATCCTCTTCCTCTTCGGATTTTACTCCAACAAAAGTTTCAGGAGCGATAAAAAATTGTAATTGAGTTGTTGGATAAAGCGAACTAAAATCGTAGATTACACACCATTTGTTCATACCAACAACCGGATCTTTAACCCAACCACCGGCAATTCCTTCACCAGGATCACGACTAGCATTCTCATCTCTAAATAGAACGATATTTTCCATATCTCGAAATCGATTTCTCAAAACTCCCTCTGTAATAGCTAATGATCCAAGAGCATTATTAATCTGTGAAACAATATCAACTACTTTTATTTGAGCTAATGATGAGATTGCAAAGATGATAGAAATATAGTTTCTGGAATCATGTATCTTTTGAACCAGTACGGAGTCGACCGCGTTATAATACATGAAAGTTTCAAAATCATCTTCATATAATTTTTGTAATGATCCTGTGTATTTAATCTTTTCGACACCTACTAATTTATTAGAAACATAGTCAAGGGATGATGATTCCTTTACTTTAATTGAAGTATCACAAATTTCATAAAGCTGCATATAGTCAAAAATCATACGATGTGCTGGAACTTCAAAATTAGTAGACCAAACTTTATTCATTCGTTTAGTTAATGAAGAAACACTTGGATCAATTTTAATTTCTTTACCACCAACCCACTTGCTTATTTTACGAGAGCGAGTTACTAAATATAACCAGTCATATTGAAGGAAGTTCCAACCAGTAATAAGTGCCATTTTTGGAACCATCTTATGGAAGAATGAGTATATCATATCAAATTCATCTTCATATTTGATATATTTGAATTGATAATTAGCATCAAATTTCTTGAAATACTGATTGGTATTAGTGATAATCCTATCCTGCATATCTTGTGGCATATCTTTTAAACCCATTAGGATAATCTTGTCATCATAGACTACTGATATTGAAAGAACACGAGTTGGTGCAGTTTCGGCATCAGGAAATCCATCAATGATTTCTGTTTCGATATCAACAAAATACATCTTAGGAAGATTAAACTCAAATATTTCCTGTTTATCTTTCTCAGGTAATTGATCTAAAAACTCATAGATTGAATATCTATCAGGATGATTTACTTCAACTTGTTTAACGTGTTTTTTATCCCAGGATTTGTAGGTTGGATGTTTATCTTTGTCAGTATCCTCACAAGAAACATATTTGAGTGGATTTTCCAGAGCGAAATATTTTAACTTTATTTCGCCACTTTTATCTACATAGCTAACAACTAGTTTCTTGGTATTTGGTAAATATTGTGTATCGATCAACATGAATTGAAACTCATTTTTATCTTATATGCCAAAATAAAATTATGGTTGAAATTAAATAATAAATTTTATATATACTTTTAATGAGACTGTATAAATATCAATCTTTC